CAAAATAATTTTGATGTAACCTGTAAGAGAAACCTCGACCAATACCAGACAAAGAACCTTTCTGACATAAACATTCCATTTCACTCTATCGAGTGCAAGCATTACAAAGAGGGTAACTGGCTCAAACCAGAATGGTGGAGACAAGTCTGTGAATCAGCTGACAACGAAGGAACCATACCCATATTGATTTTTAAGTTCAATCGTATTCCTACAAGAGTGGCTATACCCTTTCATGCCATAAATCCTGAATGGGAGGTAGACAACCAAAAAATGGCTATCATGTCCATGGATGACTGGTTAGACATATTGTTGAAGAATTGGTCTACTTATGAGCTGATGTACAAATGAACCCATCCAAACATGGAGTCACAGGTATGGCTCTATCCAGTGAAGAAGTACAAGCCTTCATGGATTACCTTGAGGATGCAATACCAGTCAAAGGTAAAATCAACAAAGATGGTAAAGAAGTAACAGACACTTCCATCAGAGATGCAGATGTTTACCACATAGAGCAAGAAGCTGAAAACTTGTATGAAATATTACAAAAAGTTGCTCAAATGGTTAACCTTTACTTCAAGTACGAGCTGACAGGTATGGAGAAAGCACAGATACTTCACTATAAGTCACCTTCTAATGGTTACAGCTACCACATCGACCTAGACTCCAGCGAAAAAGCTATATCACGAAAAGTCAGTGTGACGATAGTTTTGAATGATGGCTATGAGGGTGGCGAAATATGCTTTCGTACCAGTGAGACAGGTACTTGCCAAAGACCGACAGCTGGCAATGTAATAGCTTTCAGTAGCTTTATACCTCACAAAATAAAACCAATCACTTCTGGTGAACGCTATGCAGTCGTAGTCTGGTTTACGGGTCCTTGCTTCAGGTGATAGAATTGTGCGATGTCCATTGAAGATATTTTATTACAACAAGTACAGCGAAACGTAGACAGGGCTAAACGAACCAAAGAAACTTCTATGGAGTACGCCCCAAGTCCGGGGCAGATGAGTAACTTTGCTGGTATGTTGGCTCCCGGTGCTGGCTATGCAGACTTTTTTGGCGAATACCCATCCTTACCAGACTACGAACAACCAGTCACAGAAGCTTTCTCCAACGAACCCTATCCCTCTTTTGCAGAAAATTTAAAACGTGGTGGTTTTGGTGGTTACTTTGATGCCAGCATGCAAGGTCTAGGTGCAGCTGGTGATACATTGTACGCAGCTCCATATGTAGGTCCTCCATTGGGTGGTCTGTTAAAAACAATGGGAGCATTTGGTACAGTGATGAGAGCTGGCAGTAAAGCTGGCAAGGGAGCTAAAACAGAAGAAGGCATAGTATCTTTAGGCAAACAACCTATGTTTACACCAGAAGATACTATCAATCTGGCATACACACCTGATGGTTCCTATTCACCGGGAATCAAAGACTTAATCGAAAAAGCTTCTCCAAAGCTCAGAGGTCAAGGTATTACTCAGTGGGCAAACAAAAACCTAAAACCAAAAGAACTAGAAGTTCTTGGTATAGATGAATTTATCAAAGCCAACCCTAAAGCAACACTGAAAGAAACAGTAGAAGGTATCAGTGGCAATAAAGTAGTAGTTGGTAAAAAAGTTCTAGGTGGTGGCGAAGGACAGGTAATGGATTTTGAAACAAGTTATCCACTAGAAGACCCATTAGATGGTTCACCATTACATGAATTTTTAACAGAAGACATTGAATTTGAATTGAACCCAGCGACTGCTAGTTTTCAAAAAGGAGGTGTAAACTACCAAGCCACATTAGACGCACAAAAAGAATTTACTGATGAATTTATAAATCTAGCCAGAGGAAAAGGTTATGATTTTGATGGTGCAAACATAAGTAATTATGACGAGATAACCAAGCTTTATGACAATGCTAAATATGGAGATGGAGTAAATGAAGTCTACGATGAAGCAATAGATAATCTTGCAATGAATTTATACCAACGACAACCCTACGAACTCATACGACCTACAGGTGTTGATGTGGGCGATAACACTTTTGCTTTTGGTGACGAAAATGTTGGTTATCAAATATTCGTAGATGGTCAACGAAAAACAGACCCGGGCAACATAGCTTACAGTCGTACAGAAGCTCAAATAAAGCTCAGAGATGAAATGGCAGATGAAGGTTATGACATGTTCAGAGTGGATGCTGATGACTTTGACCCTAACTTTGATGGCTTTGGTGGTGGCACACAGTACAAACAATTTATAGACAGAAGCTTGCCCGGTGGTAAGAACTACAGAGAAATCATATACACTTACGAAGATGCACCTGAAGGACACAACATAGGTCACTTCAGTGATGACATTGATGAAGGCAACTACCTAGCTCACGCTTTGGTTCGAGATAGAAAGCTTGCTGATGGCACTGAGACACTACATGGTGATGAACTACAGTCAGACTTACACAGAGATGGTGCTAAGTTTGGTTATAATTCATTAGAGCAAAGAAAAAGTATAGAAGAAGCTAAAAATATAGCAGAACAAAACATGTCAGATTCTTTTGACAACTTAAAACCTTTGTTAGATAAATACGATTTGTCAGACTTGCCAGAAAGTATATCAGCTCCAAGCACAAGCCCTGTATCAGCTGACACATTAATTTATGATGTGAACAAAACTTTTAGAGATAGAGGTGTTTTAGTGTCTGAATTACCAAGAGATATTAACGAAGCTCTTGTTAAATATGAAGATAAAGCAAGAGAAATACAAAAAATATTAGACCAAGAAAACAACCTAGTTCCCAACTACCCATACAAAGAAGACTACCATGTGATGTTGTTAAAAAAAATGTTACTGCAAGCTGTAGAAGAAGGTAAACCAGCCATATCTGTTTCTGGTTCAGGACCCATCAAAGCAAGGTATGTATCTGGCAATAATGAAATAGATGAAAAGAACTTTCGTTTTTATGAAAGCCTCTACGACAAAAAAATACCATCATCCATGAAGAAGCTGACTGAAAAGTATGGTGGTGAGTTTCAAAAGAATAGTAAGCTAGATAACATAGATACATTTGGCGTAGATTACAAAAACAATGACCTTTATCAATATTCAAAACCAGAACTGTGGGATGCCAACGTCATCAAAATCACTGAGGAGATGCGTAACAAAATTTTGCTAGAGGGCATACCTGACTTTGCTACAGGTGGCATAGTCAACAAAGGCATCGCCACTCTCAAGACAGCGAAACAACCCACAGAAGGTATCGTAGATTTAGGTCTATATTAAAACTTGCACATGTAAGAAAAGGGCTGTCTAATGACAGCCTTTTTTATTGCCTGTCATCTCTTCCAAAAGCGAGCTGATGGATGACTCTCTGCAAGCTGTCGAGCTCTTTCTTTTCTTCTGCGTTGGTCTTCTTGTTCTGTAATTCTCTGCCCCTCTCCCCCAGCAACTTGATGAGTATGCTCTTGTCGTACTGTGTTAGTATTAATCGCATCCTTCTGCTCCTTAAATTGTGATACTAATTTTACATACAGCTCTTCACTGTTTTTTCTCATGATAGCTATAGCTTGTTTATTGGACAGGTAATAATGCTCTAAAGCTTTTACAGTTTTTAGATCGCCAACAAAACTTGTAATGATGGTGTATAAGCCCTCTGCAAACTCGACATCAGGTTTCATTGCTTTCAAGCCTTTTTCGTCTGGCTTCTACACCCTGTATGCGTCTTTTCAAAAGCTTCCAGCCTTTCTTCTTGTGCTTTATCAAACCATCAGCTTCTTCTGGTTGGCTCTCTCTCCAAACCTGTTCTAACTTTACAAGATTCATCCTTGCCCCCGGTAAGCCTTCAGGCTACGTTTTTTGTGCTTGTTCATCGTGGAAGTAGCTAGGTTGTTTCTGCCTATGCTTGTTTTCTTGCCACGAGTTCCACAGACAGGTTCATGTTGGTAGTTGATTGTTGTTTTTTTCATTCTTTACTCCTATTCCTATTAATGTAGTCCGTTTGTAACCCAAAGTGGACCAAGCTTTGTACTAAAAGGGGTGGCTGTAACAAACGCTAAAAACTGCACACCCCCCTCGGTTAAATCTTACCTTGCTTTTTAAGTTTTTTCTTCAGCCTTCTAAAGTTTCTGGTGTTCTCCCAATTCTCTCCACCATGTGTATCGACATCTACTGATGGGTTAGCAACCAACCTTCTGTACTCACTCATAACGCTGTGTACATCTGACCTACCTCTTTTCTTTTTGGGTTTAAACAGACTCATAACATCTCCAAAATCTTTACAGCCAATGGCTCATTCTTGCCATACTTTAGTCTGTCATCTTTCCACCTATCTATGATGTAGTCAGCTCCACCTAAAACGTCATGGTTAGCGTCTAGCCTTTTTTTCATGATACGCTTCATAGCAACAGGACCTATCTGTCTGTAGTTTGAATCAAATAACAGGTCTAGTGTGTTAATGTAATTTTCCATCTCTCTTCTCCTTTATTAAATTTAATTCTTCTATCATGCTATCAGCGTTGTTGTTGGCTCTATCCACCAACATGTTTAAAGCATCTATAGCCAGTAAGAACTGTTGTTTCTCTTTAGGGTTTACGATGTCAGGTAGCTGGTCTTCAAGACTGGCTATCTCATCCTCACAAACTTTTTCTATCAGAGCCAGTATGTGCATGTTTTTTATTTTTTCTAAGTCATCTTCTTTCATACCAGCTTCCCTTTTTTTATGAGTTTCTTTTTAAGCCTTCTGTAAATTCTAGTGTTTCTGTCCATAACCTCACCTAAATTGTTAGGGTCACTGTCTATGATTTTTTGTTGCACATGGTTAAGACTAAACCTATCCAGCTGTTTTACGTTTCTAATCCTTCTCTTTTTCATCAGTGTACCTCTGTAGTTGGTAATTTAGCATCGCCCTGTAGCTCAATCCACTTCTGGACAGCCATGGGTGGAAAAGCACTGAGGTCTGCATAGCCAACGTAGGTTCCATCCTCCTTGCACTTCTCCAGAAACTTTAACGCTTCTTGCCTGTCAGTAAAAGCCTCGACTATTGATACATAGTCGAAGTCTTCTTTCTTAACGAAAGTCACACAGTGTTTGTCTTTGTAGTATTCAAACAGTTTGTCATATGGTGTTTTCATTTGCTTGTCTCCTACATGTATATTATTTCAAACTTAATCTCTGCTACTGTGTCAATCCAAAACAGAATATACACAAACAAAGATACACCAGCTAAAAATATAGTAGCCTTGATGTAAGTTCTCCACTTGTCTTGAACAAGGTCTATAACCTTACTTACAAAGTTAAACACCTTTTCTCTTTTTGATAACACCTTCTTTTTTCTTGGCATTGCTTTACTCCTCTTTTATAAATTCATTATGGGGTTCTATTACCTGAGCCTCTTCAGGCAATATAATCTCTGTGCATTTTTCAAACTCAATCACTGTCTTGGGGCTTACATCCATCTGGTAGAGAGCTTGTCTTTTTGCCTCTTCCAGTGATTTACATTTGATAGAGTAATACCCCACTTGTTGTCTTTCAGCCCTTATGTTGTAAACCTTCACGACTCACCTCCATCTCTGAATATGTAGCTTCTCTCTTCATCTGTGCCAAAGTGCCATATCGCTTTTAATATTCTGCTCATTAACATGTTAGCTACTGAACATGGTTTCTCTTCTGGAGTACCAGCATCCATAAGTTGCTTATGACAAATCTGCCCTATGGTCATGTTATCATTTTTCCACATATCGAAAGCTTGCTGTGCTGTATTTGAAAAAACACCACTTCTGAACTTTCTCTTACACTGTTCTACATTGACCTTGTTGTCTTCCAAAGCAATACCCATGATGTCTAGTTCAGAGTATCTGTAATTTACAAACTCCTTCCACATAATCATGCCACTTGAGTCTGTCTCAAGAGGTATGTGATTACCAGTCTCTACATCTGTTTGAACTTTGTTTGGGTCGATACATTGTTGCACAAGAGTTTCATTTTTTTCTGCAATCTTACGAGCTGTAGTTACATCCACTTTGTCAGTAGAACCTATCCAACACTTGATGTTACCTTTCTGCATCTTTTGGTTTGAGTGAGAACTGTAAAAGCTTTTCTTGTTGTTCCTGTTGAACTTAATCTGTAGCTGTGGAACAACACTGTCATAGTAATAAGACTGAGCTTCATCTTTCAAAGTCTTGAGGTTCTTGTCTGTAAACTCAAACTCCTGTTTACCAAACTTGCCTCTTCTAATGTAAAGTTTTTCTTCTGGCTTTTTGATAGGCATGGTTGCTCTTGGTTTTCGTTCAACAACACTGGGTTCAGTCTGTTGTTCAAAGTTAGCAATAGTTGCGTTGTGCAACTCCAGTGCTGCTACTGACTTCTCGTACTCCAGCTGTTTCTGTTTGACTATCGCTTTGAGCTCAAACTGTCTGCCCACCAAAAAGTCTTTCTTGTCTTTTATGAAATGTTCAAGGGTGTTGAGTATTATTTGGTCAGGTGAAAGTTGATATTCCTCTCCCACCTCTTTGACCATTCGAGTCAGCCTCTCATTCAATTTTAATTTAATTATGTCCATGGTTTTTCTCTTTTTATATTTAACATGTTGGGCACACTATCATCTTTTGTACTAATGTGCAAACAAATATTTTATTATGTTGTAACATATTAATACTTGCATATTCCTACAATTACTATAGTATAGGAGATGTGAGATTAACTAATAAGGAGAAAAAAATGACAAAACTTGCATCAGTAAAAAAATTAATAGACTTGAAAAGAAAACAAAGGCATATCATCAAGTCTTTTAGACAGTATGACGATATAAATGCTCACACTACTAAATTGATTTTGGTTTCTATTCAGATAAAAACTCTTAGCAAAAAGTTAAGGAGGGTGTAAACATGAAATGGCATGAAAAATTTGAGAACCCAGTAACCTTTGGGTTTACCTCTGACAACTTTGGTCACATCGAGTGGTGTTACCAAAATCAGGAAAAGCAATGGCATCAGACTTGGCAACCAAAACGCAAAGACCTTGTTATACTTACTAAGCTGAAAGCTGAAGATAAGAAAGCAGTGCTTGACGAGATGATGGTTGAGATCGAGAAAGACAATCAGCTGGTCAAAGACAGAGCCAACAAGATGGCTAGAGATAGAAGAGCAAGGAGCAAGTCATGATAGAACCTAGAAAGCAAATCAATAATATCTATGGATATGTAAGGGTATCAACAGTGCAACAAGCCAAGGATGGCTCTTCACTGGAAGACCAACAAAAGAAGATAGAGGAGTTTGTTCAGGCTAAGTTCAACAGACCTGTTGATAAGTTCTTCATAGATGCTGGAGTGAGTGGAGCAAAACCACTCACAGACAGACCAGCTTCAAGAGAGCTGACAGATGTGATGGATAACAATGACATCATTGTAGCTACTAAGCTTGATAGGTTTGCTAGATCAGTCAAAGAAATGTTGACCACCATACCTGTACTAGAAGAGACTGGTATAACTCTCTACTTTTGTGAGTTGTTTGGAGACATGCCAGTGGTCATGCCCAAGAATCCTGAAGAGGTTGGTTTGAAAAAGAAGTTTAATATGGCTAGGCAGATGAGCGAAATGGTCATATCTATGATGGCATCTTTTGCTGAAATGGAGAAAGAGATGATTCTGGAAAGAACCTCTAATGGCAAGATGGCTTGGGCAGAGAAAGGTTACTCTATTGGTGGTGATGCACCTTTTGGATTTACCAAACAGTATGAAGAGGTTGGTTCAAGACGACACACCAAGTTAGTGCCACATCCAGAAGAGCAAGAAGTTCTCAAAACCATCTATGCTTGTAGCGATGCTGGTTTGGGTTGGAGAAGAATAGCCAAGCAAGTACAGTCTTTACACCCAGAGTATGAAAACTTTACACCACACAAAGTGGGCAAGATTCTTAATAGAAAGTTTCAAGGTCTACACTAGACTTCATAATATAGATTTTTGAGTCTATAATTGAAGGATGAGTGAAGACATACAATTCTGCATAAACAAAATTGACTATTTGCTGACCTACAAATTTATAACGACACCAGTGAAAGAAGAGCTAGAGGTTGTAAAAGCCAAGCTTGAAGGAGTTAGTTAGTGTCTACAGGGTGGGGTAGGTCTGGCTGGAATGAAGGTCCTTGGGGGCAACCAGCATCTGTACCTATAAGCTTTACAATAACAGGTGTCTCAGCAACAGCATCACTTGGCTCCCTTTCAGTCGTAGCAAAAGCAAATGCAACACCTACAGGTGTATCAGCTACAGCTTCTACAGGCACGTTATCAGTAGACGCAGAAGCCAACATTACACTTACAGGCGTTTCATCAACATGTTCACTTGGAACACCAGTTATACAACCTGACTGTAATGTATCAGCAACAGGGCTATCAGCAACGTCAGCTGTAGGTTCTTTAACTACAGTCGCAAAAGCAAACATAACGCCCACAGGACTAGAAGCTACAAGCTCAGTTGGTACACCTACGTTTGATGCAGAAGCTAATGTGTCTTTAACAGGAGTATCAGCAACCAGTGCTTTAGGCACTGTCATAATCCATGAAAATGAAGTCATAGAAGTAACTGGTTTTGGTCTTACATCAAGTGTAGGCTCAGTCTCAACCATTGCGAAAGCCAATGTAGTGCCCACAGGACAAAGTGCTACTGCTAGTGTAGGTATAATATTTGTCTATGGACAGGTTGATACAAGTCAAACTCCTGACTATTCAGATGTTGCTACAAGTCAAACTCCAAACTATACTACAATTAAAGGTGGTCGTGACGCTGCATAATAAATACATGATTTACAGAGGATAAATATATGGCAAGCACATATGTAAATGATTTAAGACTCAACGAAATGGGCACTGGCGATGAGTCAGGAAATTGGGGTGTAGTGACGAATCTTAATCTTGAGCTGATAGGTGAAGCTCTAAGTTTTGGTACAGAGGGCATAACAACTAACGCAGATACACATACTACTACAGTTGCAGATGGAGCAGCTGACCCCGGTAGAGCTATGTATCTCAAATACACAGGCACATTAGACTCAGCCTGTACGATTACGATTGCACCTAACACTATAAGTAGGATGCACTTTATAGAGAATGGCACTACTGGTTCTCAAAACATAATAATTTCACAAGGCACAGGAGCTAATATAACCATACCAGCTGGCGATACTAAGGCAGTTTACCTAGATGGTGCTGGTAGTGGAGCAGCAGTAGTAGACGCTTTTGCTAGTCTTTCTACAGTAGACCTAAAAGTACAAGACGATTTGACAGTAACAGATGATGCCTCAGTAGGTGGCAATTTAGCTGTAACAGGAACATTTGATGTAGATGGAACAAGTACATTTGATGGCATTACAAACGCTGGTAACTTTGAAACAGATGGCGGAACAATCAAACTAGATGGAGGCTATCCAACAGGAACAGGAAATACTGCTTTAGGAGATACAGCCTTAGATAGTGTTACAACAGGAAACTATAATACTGCTATAGGAGAAAATTCTTTAACCGCAAATACAGAGGGCGGAACGAATACTGGTGTGGGTTCACGTACCTTAGATGAAAACACTACTGGAAGTTCTAACACAGCAGTAGGACAAGGGGCATTAAATGCTAATACCACCGCAGATAACAATACGGCAGTTGGTCAAGGCGCACTTGCTGCGAACACTACAGGAGCATCTAACACGGCAGTAGGTGCTTTAGCCTTAGATGCAAATACAACTGGAACTTTAAATGTAGCTATAGGTATTTCTTCTCTTACTGCAAACACCACGGCAGACGCTAATACAGCAGTAGGTCAACAAACAATGACTGCAAATACAACAGGTGCTACTAATACTGCGATAGGTAGTAGAGCATTACGAGATAATACAACTGCATCTAACAACACAGCAGTTGGCGCTGATGCTTTGAAAGATAACACTACAGGTACTAGGCATGTCGCTGTAGGTACTAATGCTTTAGATGCAAATACTACAGGTTCTCATAGTGTTGCTATAGGCTATGCTGCTTTAACTTCAAACACAACTGCATCGTATAACATAGCAATTGGTGATTCAGCTATGGGATCAAACACAACTGGAACACAAAATATTGCTATCGGTCAAGATGCTTTATCTGCAATGAGTACATCTAGTTATAACACAGGTGTGGGTTATCAAGCTTTAAAAGTTAATACTGGTCAAGAAAATGCTGCATTTGGAACAGATTCTTTATTAGCAAATACTTCAGGTGGCAGAAATACAGCGTTAGGTGCATATACTTTAAACGCGAACACTACTGCGACTAATAATACAGCAGTTGGTTATATTGCTTTATATTCCAACACTACAGGAGGGTATAATGTAGCAGTAGGTGAACAAGCACTAGAGGCAAATACCACAGGTGCTACAAATACAGCAGTTGGTGGAGAGGCTTTAACAGCAAATACAACAGCAGCCGACAACACAGCAGTGGGGTATGGTACTCTAAAAACTAATACTACAGGTCATTCAAATGTCGCAGTAGGAAGGTCAGCCCTAGATGCCAATACCACAGCAAGTGGTAACGTAGCTGTTGGTCATTATGCTTTAGTAGCAAACACTACAGGTGCAGCAAACGTGGGTGTGGGCAAAGAAGTTTTATACGCTACTACTACACAAGATAATAACACCGCAGTCGGTAATCAAGCCCTTTATAGCAATACCCAATCAAATAACACTGCTGTTGGTTCTGGTGCATTAGCACAAAACACCACTGGAGGAGGAAATACAGCAGTTGGTGCTGCTTCTGGCGATGTAATAACTACAGGAAGTAATAACACAGCATTAGGTTATGAAGCACTTGGTAAACTAACAACTGGTGGAGATAATGTTGGGGTTGGTAGAGCAGCAGCACTTGATGTCACAACTGGTGATGGCAACGTGGCAGTAGGAGTTGAAGCCATGGAAAACTTGACTACCGCATCTAACAACACAGCAGTAGGTAAACACGCTGGTAGAGATATTAGTACGGGTACTAATAATGTAGTGGTAGGAAATGATGCTGGTCACGATGCCTTAACTACAATTACTACAGGAAGTAACAATATAGTTCTTGGTAATAATTCAACCAGTGTCTTTGAAACAAAAGTTGCTTTAACTGTAGGTTCTGATGAAAGAGATAAAACAGATATAGAAACTTTACCTAATAATGCAGGTTTAAATTTTGTTAATCAAATGCGACCTGTAACTTATGTTTGGGATAATAGAACTAATTATTACTCACATGAACATGAGAAGTATGGTGAAAGAGATCACAGTAAAAAATCATCAGATAAACAATTAGGTTTTATAGCACAAGAAATTAAAGCAATAGAAACTTCAATAGGTTGGAGTGATGACCATGTTGTTAATACCTCTAATTCACTATCTTATAAATTGATGGAAACTCAATTAATACCAATTCTAGTTAAGGCTTTACAAGAAGCTGATGATAAAATAGATGCGTTGACTACTAGAGTCACGACATTAGAAGGATAAGGAGTAAAAAATGGCAGTAACAAAAACAATAACAAGTTGTACCCCATACGTTAATAGCAACAGCAAGGTTGATAAATGGGATATAGAAATGACTTATGAAAACGATAGTGAAGGTGATGCGACTTATTACAAGTCTGAATTTAATGCAACTATAGAACAGTTAGACCGAGATGGTAATGCTAACTTTACACTAAAAGCTAAAAGCAGTTGGACTAATGCAAACTTAGTAGCTATCTGTCCTGTATCACTATGGGATTCAGTATTTGCTAGTCAGGTAGATAGTGTAATTACTAACCCACCAGTAGAAAGTACACCAGACGAAGCGTTTAGCGTACCTAGTTAATGGCACAAGTTACAGTACATAATATGCCTTCTGTTTACGTTATGGAAACAGAAATGCCTATTAGTATGGTAAATGACTTAAACGATTACCTTGATGAATATTTAGAAGATGAAAACAAAAAATCATTAGCTAATACTTTGGTTGGGCAAATAACTCAGGGCGAACAATTACTGATGGATAATGCAGACCCTAGAGTAAAAGAATATTCAGATTTTATCTGTAGTCTTGGTGCTGATTACATAAACTTTTTTAGCAATAATACTGGTTCACGCCTTTCTTCTCCAAAGTCAGTAGCCATCGATGAAACATGGTCGGTACATAGTTACGAAGGCGACTATAATCCAATCCACGACCATGGGACAAAAACCTTAATGGGAATATCAACTACTGGTTGGACAAAAGTACCCCAACAAATATTAAACCAACCTGTAGCTGGGTCGCCAAACTACTCCTTATATAATACATCTGGCGATTGCGATGGTTACATTGCTTTTAATTATGGTAGAAACGAATTGATGAATACAGAGAGACTTAGACCACCTCAGTCTTTTGTTATGAAACCAGAAGTAGGAAAATTATTAGTGTTTCCTTCTTGGTTACAACACATGGTATATCCCTTTAAAGGTGAAGGCGAAAGAAGAACAGTAGCATCTAACTTAAATTGTTGGGATGTTCCAGATGTGGCTGAACAACTAAAAGAATCTTGGGATGTTCCAGAAGAATCATTAACAGAAGGAGAATGATATGTTAGATACAATCTTAACAATAATACAAATAGCACCTTGGGTCATATCAGGTGCTTCTTTAATTTGTGCTTTGACACCCACGCCAAAAGACGATGAGATTATAGGTAAAATCTATAAGCTAATAGATTGGTGTGCTATAAACGTAGGCAAAGCCAAGGAGAAATAACATGAGTTTTTGGAAAAAAATGATTGACGCTCTCACAGGAACTGTAAGAAAAACTGTAAGAGCCAGAGATGAAGATGGTAGATTTATAGGCGATGATGAATCAACACCTGATGTCAATGAAGCCTACGAAGAAATAAGAGTAAAAAAAGCAAAAAAATAATGGCAACAGCTAGGGATGCACTCAATAAAATAGAGTCACATGAAAGAGAGTGTGCAATACGTTATCAAAATATTGAAAAAAGACTGGATGAAGGTTCAGAAAAATTTAAAAAACTTGAGAACATGTTGTGGGGTGTTTATCCTTTCATAGTTGGAGCTATTGTACTAAGTAAATTTATATAATGAGTGATAGAGAGCCCTCAAGCAGATTTGGTGGTGACATGGATAGGAATGAGGTAGAAATAGACCTCAATAAATTCATGGCTTTACTACAAGAAAAGTCTGAGCTAAAAGATAGAATTAGAGAGCTAGAGGATGAATACAATCGCAACCCATTTCAAAAATTTATTTTTGTTGCAGAAGCATTAGATAGCTGGAGACTTATACCTAGAGCATTTTTGGGCGTTTATATGTATCTTCTTTACTACACTACGTTTTGGTTTATGGATTTACCAGACCCTACATTTGAACAGTCAGGCTTAATATCAATAGTTGTAGGAGCTGGAGCAGCTTGGTTTGGTTTGTACACCAATAGTCACAAATCTAAAAGTGACTTTAAACCCAAGTAATGGAAGTATTTGAACTTATAGCAGAGGTAGGTTTGCCCATAGCAAGTGGACTGTTGATGGGTTTTTTTATATTCATGGTTATGAAACAAATGATGGATGGTCTTGTTGATGAAATCAAAACCATACAGGGTATATCTAAAATGTTAATAACAAGAGCTTCTATTATGAACAACGATATGATTCGTATAGATGTAAGTGTTTCTAGTGCTTTAAATTTAGCACCAGACTTAGATAGAATATCAAGGGCAGAAAACTTTGTAGAAGACGGAAAGATAGACGCTAGGAGAGATTAGTGGATATTGTACAAATCATAGCAGATTTTGGTTTTTCTGTTGTGATGGTTGTTGGATTAGGATATTTTGTTTTTTTTGTATGGACTACTATCACAGAAAAAATAGACCCTTCAGTAGAAGAGATGAAGGCAACTATTATACGTTTGACTGACCAATTACGTTTACTTGACCAAGATATGATAAGGTTACAGCAAAAGGTAAATACTGTTTTAGAAGTCAGAGAAAAAGAGGGGAGACATGAAACAGCAGAACCAAAAAATAAAAACGAAAAAGGAGTTAGAAGAGTTGATTAAACAACAACAGGATAGACGTAATGGATAGAAGAACAAAAAAAATATTTGAGAAGGAGATACAAAAAGAAATGTGTTGGATTGGCACAGTCTTATTATCCTTTGTTATTTTTTTTGTACTTACATTTTCATTTGCAATTCTACTTGTTGGTAATGAAGTTATTGCAGATAGAAACATAGACAATTTTAAAAATTCTTTTTTTGTAAATAAAGATGAATAGAGGAAAAAAAAAGATTGTCTTGCTAATTTGCGTTTTAGGTCTTGCTAATGTCGTGTTAATTGCTTTTACACTCAATGCTGATGAGATGACTCATAAGTTTAAAAATCCTAGCTTTTCAGGTGTTGGTACATCCAGTCACTATCTGACTATAGATTCTCAGGAATTTCAAAGACGACAAGAAATTAAAGAAGAGCTGAGGGCATATACTGAAGACCTTCAGCGAGAGGCTGAAAATACTACACTAGCTCGATTCATAAGAAATCTTGAATCACGCATCTATGCACAAATTTCTCGTCAGTTGGTTGATAGTCTATTTGGTGAGACAGCCTCTGATTTTGGTACTTTGGAATTAGAAGGAAACACCATAGAATATAGAGTAGAAGACGATAAAGTAACATTAATAATCACAGATGAAGAAGGCAATACAACAGAAATTACTGTACCTCTTGGTTCTTTCACTTTCTAGTTGTGCTTTAATTGTAGACCCCCTAGACAATGGAATACCACCCATAAGAAGTATTGAGTCAGCAGAGGTTGGCTCTTTATTGACCAATTTAGCAGAAGTTCCTATCCCTATACGAAAGCCTGTAGTGGCTGTTTATCCAAATTCTTTCAAAGACAACACAGGACAACGCAGAAGCAATAGTCAATATGCAAGCTTTAGTACAGCTATTACACAAGCTCCTGATGCCTACCTCATAAGAGCATTGAAACACTCTGGCGTGTTTGAAGTGGTTGAACGAACAGGGCTGGATAATTTAACAAAAGAACGACAAATTATTCGTACCACTAGAGAAAGTTTTGATGAAAAACAAAAGGTAAAACCATTAATGTTTGCTGGTTTATTGATGGAAGGTGGAGTTGTAGGCTATGAAACTAATATCAAATCTGGTGGTGCTGGTGCTCGTTATCTTGGTATTGGTGCTTCCAAAGAGTACAGACAAGACTCTGTAACCATATCTCTACGCACAGTTTCTGTCAGCACAGGTAAAATTTTGATTGAAGTCTTAGTAACCAAGTCAATTCTCAGTGCTGCTGTATCTTCTGATGTGTTCAGATTTTATGCAAATAATACCGAATTAGTTGAAATTGAGAGTGGTATAGTAGAGAATGAGTCTATTAATATTGCTTTACAGATGGCAATAGAGACAAGCGTACTACGCACAATAGAGGAGGGCTATGAAGAAGGCTATTGGCAACAAGATAAAAGGATTGATATTGATGAGCCTGTTTGCGATGACGAATGTATCGTTAATATACGGGGCTGACAATGAGATATTTATAGATCAGTCAGGTGCGACATCCAATTTGGATATTGAACAAGTGGGCGGTGGTGGAAACATCATAGGTGGGTCTGACGCTGCTGCTGGCTCTATGACAGCCTTAGATTTAGATGGTGGAACGATGACCTTAGATGTTTTGCAGAGAGGGCAAAATAACAAATACTTAGGAGATATATGGGCTGATAACTACACAGGTTACTTCTCCTTTATTGGCGACACAAATACGTTCAATATGAGTACAGATGAAACCAACGCAACTGGAGCAGATGGTTCTAATGTAAATGTACAAGTGACAGGCAACACGAACACAATGACACTCAATCACGCTATGACAGCACTAGCAGCTAACTTAGACTTAGATTGGACTATACAAGGCGACACTAACAACATTACTGCATCTATAGATGTTGATGGTGCAACAAATTACATGAATATAGATGGCAACGACAACACTGTGACATATGATGGAGATGGATATGCTGGAGGTTATTTTCACCTTACGCATGTCGGAGGGTCACGCACCTTTAACATAGACCAAGAATCTACATCTGATAATGACTGGCTCAAGATTACATCTAATGGCTCTAGTGGCACTGTGTGTGTTACTCAGTCAGACGCAACGACTTCATTCGTCTGTTGAAATAGGCTCTATCTCAGAAGTTAGAGGTAATGCACAAGTTCTAAGAGATAAACCCTATGGTGCTGAACTTCAGTTCAACATCCAACAAATGGATGATGTACGCACAGAAGCTGGCAGAGTAGCCATAACCTTTGAAGACGACTCTACAGTCAAACTAACAGAACACTCAAAACTGGTTATAGATGAATATATCTATGACCCAGACCCTTCTAAGTCAAAGATGGCATTAAAGTTTGCCAGTGGCACAGCACGATTTATTACAGGTAAATTCAATAACAAAAGTAACATATCTATTAAAACTCCTACAGCAGATATAGCTATTCGTGGTACAGATTTTACTTGTACAGTAGATGAGCTTGGAAGATCGTTAGTGATTTTGTTGCCAGATGAAAATGGCATATCTAGTGGAGAGATTATTGTAGCTACTGCCATGGGTAGCGTCACACTGAACAAGCCATATCAAGCGACTACAGTATCTGTTTACGAAAACAATCCAACAAAACCAGTCACATTAGACATATCACTAGACTTGATTGATAACATGCTCATTGTTAATCCACCAGAAGAAACAGAGCAACAAGCAGAAGAAACGCAATCAAAAACAACAGTAGATTATTTAGAATTTGACGACCTAGATATTGATTTTCTTGATGAAGATTTTCTTGATGCAGAAGAAGAGCTAGAATTTACAGAGCTAGATATAAACTATTTAGATGTAAATTTTTTAGAAGATTTGCTGAACGTATTAGATGCTCTTGATATTGTAAAAGAAGAAGACGCACTCAAACAAGGTGGGGTTGGTATTCGTATTGTTGGCACAGAAATAGGACAAGATAAAGACACACAGATAACAACAATAGTATCAGGTCAAAACATTAGTCTTACCAGAACAGTCAGCCAAAGTGCTAAACTAAACCTAGATGGTTCTGATAGCTATACGATAATATTGATACAAGATGGTGTGGCTAATACAGTAAAAATTAATGGTGGCTCTTCAACAACAATAAAAATAAAACAAAGCTCTGGATGAAAAAACTTGTACCATTATCACTCATACTTATATTAGTTTTGCCTTTTGTTTATCAAGGCACTCCACTTGAAGTTTTAAAACTTAGAACCTTTGATGCTTTGATACCAGAACAGCAAGAAAGTGGTAATTTTGTAATACTAAACATTACTGAGAATGATATTGCAAATGAAGGTGGTTATCCTTTATCAAGACAAACCTTAGCTCAAATACATATAAATTTACTCAGGCAAGGAGCTATGGGCGTAGGTTGGGTTATGGCTTTTCCTCAACCAGATAGATTTGGAGGTGACTTTGAATTTATGGAAGCTTTGTCTTTTTCTCCTAGTGTTCTTGCAATGTTTGAAGGGAGGGGAGACTACCCTCCTACATCTGGGACAGTAATTTTAGGTGAAGATGCTGGTGGCATCATGGCAGAAGGTGTTATAGAAAACATAGATGTTTTGAAACTAAACAGTGCACAAGGCATAGCAGTAGCCAGAACAGACGTTGACAATTTAGTAAGAAGATTACCACTGCTAATGAAAACACCAGATGGTTGGGTGTCTTCATATGCCACAGAAGTTTTGAAAGTTTTGGCTGGAGCTGAAACATATGTAATTAAAACTAACGACAATGGTATAGAACAAATCAGAGTAAGAGGCATCCCACCTGTGTCAGTAGACTCTCTTGGTCGTAAGTGGATTAGTTGGGTAGATACACCACAGACTAATTTAGGCGAAATGGATGTCGAAAATAAGTTTGTTTTTGTTGGATTTACTGCAAAAGGTATTATGCCTCAGTTGGCTACACCTGTAGGTTTATTAGAGCCACACAAAATACAAGCAGCATTAGCTGAGTCAATACTGATAGAAAACAGCCCCTATGTGCCTGATTGGTCGTTTGCAGTTGAATTTATGACTTTATTTGTGTCAATAATACTTATTTGGGTAATTTTAAGTGTTTCAGGCATAACTTTAGGCATATCTTTGGGTGTCATTGTTATGTTATCCACAGGTTATACAGGATATTACTTAATACAGTCAGGTATGTTGATTGATGTTACTTGGACACTGATTTCACAGTTTATTACTGGTTCTACAGCGTTTTACATGCGTTTTAGAGAGCAATACAAGGCTAGACAGCTCATAAAACAGCAATTTGGTAAGTATTTAGATTCTAGAATGGTCAAAAAACTGCAAAAAAACCCAGAATTGTGTCAAATTAATGGTGCTAGGGTCGATTGCTCGATAATTTTCACCGATTTAAGAGGTTTTACGAGCCTTTCTGAGTCAGTAGAGCCAGAAATGGTCACTTACATCATGAACTCTGTCTTAGACGTACAAGTACAGGCTGTAAATCAATTTTCAGGCGTTACAGACAAGTTCATAGGCGATGCCGGTATGTTTCATTTCAACACAATTATTCCACAAGAAGACCATCATCAACTAGCATGTGACGCAGCCAAACAGATAGAGAAAAACATTGTCGAATTAAACCAGCGTTTTGTAGAAGAAGGCATACCAGAGATAGCCATTGGTATTGGTGTAAACTCTGGAGTGTGCATTGCTGGTAATTTTGGGGCTACAGATAGATTTGCGTTTAGTTTGATTGGCGACCCTTGCAACGTAGCAGCTCGCCTTGAGTCAGGAACCAAAGAGGCTGGGGTGAGCACCCTGATAGGGCATGAAACTGCAAAAAATTGTAAATATGTGTTAAAGTCATTACCAGATTTAACAGTTAAAGGAAAAGCTGAGGCATTAAAAGTATATACATGGGCATGAAATTATCAATAATATTAGGGGGCTTGTTAGTTCTTTCTGTAGCAAGTTCTGCATGGTATATAGATTACCAAGCAGACCAAATCAGCACGTTGAAAGGTAACCAGTTGGTTTTGGAAACAAAAATACAAGAGCAAAATGAAGCTATTGAAAATCATTTGAAACAAGCAAAACAACAACAACAACAAATGAACAGTTTGGCTGAAGAAAACAGAAAGGCAATGGAAAATGTAAACAAGCTAAGAAAAACTTTTGCAAATCTTGACTTAGATGAGTCGGCTTTGGCTAATCCAGAGGATTTACAACGTAGAATAAATAGAGGCTCTGAAAGAGTTATGCTTGAACTTGAAAAACTAAGTAACCCAAACCAATTTGATGAAGAATCTACTGATAGTTAGTCTTGCAGTAATTACTGCTAGTTGTTCTATGTTGCCACAGGTCAAACCTGTGCAAGTTAAGACGATAGCTGAAAGACCACCTATATATCATCCACCTCTACCATATTCTATGAGCTTAACTAATGTAGATTGGGAAGTCATGACACCAACTACTATGCAAGAATACTTAGATAATCTTGAGTCTGGTAATGCACCTCCTAGAGCTTTTTATTCATTGTCAGCCAGAGAATATGAAAACCTCAGCATGGATATGGCTGAAATCACTCGATATACCAAAGATATACTTTCCATAATCAAATACTATAGAGAACTAGACAAACCACAAGAAGACGAAAATGAGTAAATCACCAGATGAGTTTGTATATAGAGCAACATTAGATCGAATAATCGATGGTGACACATTTGATTGCATTTTGGATTTAGGATTTTCTGTAAAACTACACAAACAAAGAGTTCGTTTGGCTGGAATTGACACAGCTGAATCACGAATAAACACTAAAAAATACCCAGAAAGAAAAACAGAAAAAGAACTAGGTTTGAAAGCAAAAGAAAGACTCAAGGAACTTTGTGTTGGTACTTTTAAAGTAAAATCATTAGGCAAAGGCAAATATGGCAGAATTCTTGGCATACCTTACACAGAAGATGGAGAGGATATTTGTCAAAAACTTATATCTGAAGGACATGCTGTTGAATATTGGGGTGGCACTAAAACTAAAATATGGGGAAAATAAAATGCAAATATCAAAAGAGGGTTTGGCACTAATAAAGTTTTTTGAAGGCTGTGAGCTTGAAGCTTACAAATGTCCAGCTGGTGTTTGGACAATAGGTTATGGACACACCAAAGACGTGAAAGAAGGCGACAAAATTAATAAAGACGAAGCCAATCATTTGCTTGAAGAAGAGATGATAGAGTACGAAAGTTATATTGATGACATGGTTGATGTTGAACTTAACCAAAGTCAGTATGACGCTTTATGTGCTTGGGTTTACAACTTAGGACCTTCTAACCTTGGTAGCTCAACACTGCTCAAAGTTTTAAACGAAGGTAAGTACGAAGAAGTGCCACAACAAATTAAACGATGGAATAAGGCTAATGGTGAAGTTCTTAATGGATTGATACGCAGAAGAGAAGCAGAAGCCTTACTTTTCCAAGGCAAAGAATGGCATGAGGTTTAGCAAGACACACAAATACACTATACTAACCTTAGACACTATGTGTTTAGGGTTGAGTAGCTACTATGTCACTACCTAGTTACTCAGCCTGACCCCCATGAAAGAAGTATCTCTAAAAGATTTCGATATACTGTCAGAACAAGACAAAGCAGAAGCAACAGCTTTGTTAGCACGATACGACCAATTAGATAAACAAGATTCATGTCAAAACGATTTTATGGGTTTTGTGAAACATATGTGGGGTGACACTTTCATAGAGGGCAGACACCACAGAATAATTGCAGATAAATTTAACAGAATTGCACAAGGCAAACTAAAACGTCTTATTGTGTGTTTACCACCAAGACACTCTAAGTCAGAGTTTGCATCAACATTCTTCCCAGCTTGGATGATGGGTTTGAATGGTACTTTGAAGATAATACAGTGTACTCACACAGCTGAACTAGCAGTACGATTTGGTAGAAAAGTTAGAAACCTTATAGACAGTGAGGATTTCAGAGTTATTTTTCCTGAGTTGAAACTGCAAGCAGATAACAAATCAGCTGGTAGATGGACTACAAACCAAGAAGGTGAATCTTTCTATGCTGGTGTAGGTGGTGCGATTACAGGTCGTGGTGCTGATTTATTGATTATTGACGACCCACACTCAGAGCAAGATGCTTTATCGCCCAAATCATTAGAGTCAGCTTATGAATGGTACACGTCAGGACCTAGACAAAGGCTACAACCCGGTGGAACGATAGTCATAGTTATGACTAGATGGAGCACTAAAGACTTGGTTGGTAAGGTATTAAAAAAACAAAGTGACGACAATGCTGACCAATGGGAAGTAGTAGAGTTTCCAGCAATATTACCTGAAACTGAAAATCCACTCTGGGGTGAATATTGGAAAAAAGAAGAACTTATGTCTGTAAAAGCATCTTTACCAGTATCTAAATGGAACGCACAGTGGATGCAGAATCCAACAGCTGAAGAGGGTTCTATTGTAAAAAGAGAATGGTGGCAATTATGGAAATACGAAGATATACCTGATTACAGCTACGTTATACAAAGTTACGATACTGCTTTTTCTAAGAAAGAAACAGCTGACTATTCTGCAATAACTACTTGGGCTATCTTTGAAGGTGAAGATGGTGTTGAGCAAATAATACTACTAGATGCAAAAAGATACAGAGTAGACTTTCCTGAGTTAAAAAGAATAGCTTTTGATGAGTATAAATATTGGGAACCTGATTGTGTTCTCATTGAGGCAAAAGCATCAGGAACACCACTGACACAAGAGCTAAGACGTATGGGCATACCTGTTACTGCTTATTCACCTAGTAGAGGACAAGACAAGATAGCTAGAATGAACAGTGTAGCTCCTATATTTGAGTCTGGTATGGTTTGGGCTCCTGACGAAGATTTTGCAGACGAAGTGAGAGAAGAGTTAGCGTCTTTTCCATTTGGTGATAATGATGATTTTTGTGATAGTACAACCATGGCTTTGATGAGATTTAGGCAAGGTGGTTTCTTATCACTGAAAGAAGACTATCAAGACGAAGCTAAATTTTTACAAAAAAATAGGACAGTTTATTACTGATGATTTATTATCTATGGATTACACAACAAGCCCAAGAGTGCTACACTTGATATTATGGCAGTAGATAAAATGCTAGGAACAGAAAATGACCCTGATATTATGGAACAAGGGTCAGCTGTAACAGTCGAGCAAGAACCAACTAGAGAAGAACTTATATCTGACGCAGCACAGATACTTGTTAATGAGAATGAGATTTTGGTTGGTGATGAGTTGGTTGAACAACCAATGCCACAAATGGACTTCAACTCAAATTTAGTAGAATTTATATCTGAGGATGTAGCTAAGAAACTTGCATCTGACTTGACGAGCTCAATCAAGGGTGACAAGCAATCAAGAAGTGAGTGGGAAAAAACATACAAAGAAGGTCTTGAGTATCTTGGTATGAAGTTTGACGAACAGAGATCGCAACCATTTGAAGGTAGCTCTGGTGTAGTTCACCCAATATTAGCAGAAGCAGTGACACAGTTCCAAGCACAAGCTTACAAAGAAATGTTGCCAGCTAAAGGACCTGTCAAGACAGAAATACTAGGTGCTAGAACCATAGAGACAGAAAATCAAGCTGAAAGAGTACAAGAGTTTATGAATTATTACATCATGAATGTAATGAAAGAGTATGACCCTGAACTTGATATGTTGTTATTTTACTTACCACTAGCTGGTAGTGCGTTCAAAAAAGTCTACTTTGATTTTGTAACAAACAAAGCTGTATCAAAATTTATACCACCAGAAGATTTGATTGTGCCTTACGAGGCTAGTGATATTTCTTCAGCAGAAAGAATCACACATGTAATCAATATGTCCTTAAACGAGGTGAAAAAACAACAGTTAACAGGCTTTTATGCAAATGTTGATATGCCTGAAAATAGCTATGCAGATGATGATAGTGATGTGGAAACTACTATTGACCAGATACAAGGTGTGTCACCTAGCTATAAAGAAGACAGAAATAGAGTTATTTATGAAATACACACTGTCTTAGACATCGAAGGTTTTGAAGATTTAGATGCTCAAGGAAACCCAACAGGGTTAAAACTACCTTACATAATAACTATAGATGAAGATACAGAGACTGTACTAGCTATTAGAAGAAACTACTTACAACAAGACCCACTAAAAAATAAGATTAATTACTTTGTTCAATATAAGTTCTTACCGGGTCTTGGATTTTATGGTTTAGGTCTATCGCACATGATAGGTGGATTGTCCAAAGCTTCTACCTCTATACTTAGACAGCTTATAGATGCTGGTACATTAGCTAATTTACCAGCTGGTTTTAAAGCTAGAGGCATGAGAATCAGAGATGAAGATGAGCCTTTACAACCCGGTGAATTTAGAGATATTGATACTACAGGTGGCTCTCTAAGAGAAAACCTTATACCTCTGCCTATAAAAGAACCAAGCAATGTACTCATGCAATTACTAGGTCTATTGGTCGATTCTGGTAAAAGATTTGCAGCTATTGCTGATATGAATGTAGGTGATATGAACCAAGCTATGCCAGTAGGCACGACAGTAGCTTTGTTAGAAAGAGGAACCAAAGTTATGAGTGCAATACACAAAAGATTGCACTATGCACAAAGGATAGAGTTTGATTTACTGGCTAGAGTTTTTGCTGAGTATCTACCACCATCCTATCCTTTTACAAATGGCACAGCACCAAATGAGATAAAACAACAAGATTTTGATGGTCGTGTTGACATTGTGCCAGTTTCTGACCCTAACATATTCTCACAAAGTCAAAGGATAACATTGGCTCAAGAATTGTTAATGATGGTTCAATCTAACCCTGAGATACATGGTCAACAAGGTATGTACGAAGCATACAAAAGAATGTATGCAGCTCTTGGTGTAGATAACGTAGAAGCACTTATACCTCCACCACCAGACACCACACCACAACCTATTGATGCTGGACTAGAAAACAGCAACCTAATGTTAGGTATGCCAGCACAAGCTTTTATAGGACAAAACCATGAAGCACACCTAGAAACGCATAAAAGTTTGTTTATGACACAGGTAGTCAAAGAAAATCCACAGATACAATCAATAATTATTAGTCACTGTATGCAACATTTACAGTTTTTATCAGCTGAACTGGCTAATCAACAGATACCACAAGAAGTTCAAATGCAACTACAACAAACACAAGCACAAATGCAACAAGTCTCACCAGATGATGCTATGTTGATGCAACAGCAGATACAAATTACTCTTGACCAGTACAGTGCTCCAATCATGGCACAACTAACAGCTGAATTCTTACAATCCATAGGTCAAGGTCAAAGCAGTGACCCATTGGTTGATATAAGAAAATCAGAGCTAGAATTGAAAGACAAAGAACTAAATATCGAAGCACAACAGTTTGCACAAAAACAAAATCAAAGGGCTCAAGAAAAGATGGCAGAGAACACTTTGCAAAAAGATAGGATAAATGTGCAAAAAGATATAGCTGATGATAAACTAAATGTGGCTATGGACAGATTAAAACAAAACGCTGAACTAAAGCTATTAGAACTGGGAGCAAAACAGAGGAATTAATTATGGCAACTTCATTTAAAGTAAAAGCAGTAGCAGAACTGCGTGAAGCAAAAAAACTAGAAAGAGAAAGAGAAGCTCAAGAACAAGCTGAGTCAGAAAAAGTCAAAGCAGACAAGGCACAAGCAAATGCTGAGAGAATAGCTGCAAAACTAGAAAGAATAGCAAAAGGCGTAGAGTCTTCACCTCCAGTAGAAGAAGTAGCTGTTGAAGAGGTTGTAGAAGAGGTTGTAGAAAAGGTTGTAGAAGAGGTAGTAGAAGAGCCTGTAGAAAAACCAAAACCAAAGGCAAAAGCCAAGGCAAAGGCAAAGCCTAAAGCAAAGGCTAAGCCAAAGGCAAAGACAACAGCTAAAAAAAGAGGTAGACCAGCAAAAGCTAAAAAATAATGCCAGATGATTACGAATTGCTTGATGCAATCAAAAAACTTATATCACAGAGAGAAGCACAAGTTGCTGAAACTTTAATGTCAGGTGGCTTAAAAGATATGGAACATTATAAATATTTGCAAGGAGAACTATCTGCTTTATA